ACTCTCTATTGAAGAGTGGGCTGGTTGAGTCTCACGAGTCTTTGGCGGCGTCATGGACGACAACGACAAAGACTCACGGCGGCGACTCAACCTTGATAATCCGACTGGCAAACCGCTCGCGCAACGATTCGCGGGTTTCCGGGGGCGGTAGCCCTTTCGCTTCCCGCTCGCGGCGCGCATGACGCAGCCGAAAAAACACCAGCCACTCGCTCATCTCATAACTGTCCAACTCATCGAGCAGGCGCGCAACCGGCATGTGCCACTCGTTGGCCAGTTCAAAGAGGAACCACTTTAACTGGCCCCGCTTGCCGGAAAATTTCTCTCGATGTCCTTTTCCAGATCGGTCCCGATGCCGTTGACGCGCCGGGCGACGGCAAACAGCCGATCCAGCACTTCGGCGGATTTCTCGCCCAGCGCCGCGAAGTCCGCGACCTCAAACAACCGCTCGCCGGTGTCCGGGTCAATCAGACAGCGGCCTACCAACTGCTCACGCATGTCGGCGCGCTGCGTGACCTGGCCCTTGTTGTCAAACAAGGTCATTTCCCACTCACTGCGCTCCCGGGCGGTCAGGGTGCGGATCGCCACCGTCACGTCCCATTCCGCGATCATTACGGCCTCGCGGCGTAAATCAGCGGCTTGTTGAATCTTGTCCCGTATCGTGCTTTTCATCGCGTCTCCACAGACGGGCCGCAGCCCGTCCGGTCAAGGGATTAGGTTTCGGTAATCGCGCCGTTGATTTCGATGGTAACGGTGGCCTTCCAGGCGGAATCCACCGACGTGGTGGCGCTAAAGCCGGTCACGTAGCCCTCGAACGTCCACAACGTCTGCGGCGAATCGGTAAAGGTGAGTTGGAACATGGTGCCGGTGCGCGTCCCATACGCCGTGCGTAGCGCGGCATGGGTGGTCTCGGCGGGGATGTAGAACATTTCAAACGAGAGGTTGCCGTTATCCGCCAGTCCGGCCCGTTTTTCGCGACGGGTACTGCTCAGGTCGGACACGTCAATGACGTTGGCCGTCCCGCTCGGGCCGGTGATGGAAATGACTTCCTGAATTTCGGTGTACGTGGCCGGGGAGGTCAACCCCAAATCCATCGACAGGATCGTGCCTTGTGATTCCAGAGCATTCGCGCTCATAACTAACTCCTTCGCCTCACGGCGATGAAAGAAAAACAACCGCTAGACGCGGACTTCAGTCTTGACTATGCCACAACGAGAAGGTCGCCGCCGCCGCGTAGCGCCGCACGTCCTCATCATAATAATCCTCCATGAATTCCACTGCCGCTACCTTGAAATCAGCCCCTTCCGGCTCCAGCGCCTCCTTGACCTGCGTCAGCAAGCGTTTCGCTTCACGGTAGATCGGACTCCAGACCTCCACCAGCAGGCGGGTGTTGGTCAGACCGGCACTGCCCCGGATGCCCCACTGCGCCTCTTTGGCGATCACCGAGTACACAATGTACGGCGGAATCACGCCCTGTTGGGCCTGCACCGGGTAGAACGTCGCGCAGTCCAGCGTCACCGGTGAGCCAGTGGCCGCGGCGTACAGACGCGCATAAACCCGGTCTTCGATCATCACGAGGCCCTGAGTGTGTTAATGGCCTGTTGCACGCCCGCTTGGATCTGGCGCTCAGCCTGGGCTTCGTGCGCCTGCCACGTGGGCGTCATAAAGGGTTTTTGCGGCCAGCGTTTACCGCCCCGCGCCGCGTGGCCCCATTCGATATAGTGTCCGTACCAGACGTTTTTGGGGTCCCACTTTTTGCGGGCGCGACTGAATCGCACGTACACCACGACGATCCGTTCATTGTTGCGGTCGCTCACCGGCATGCCCCGCGCGTAGCCCCGCGAGCGCTTGACCAGAATATTGCGCTTGATCCGGTTGGGGCCAGCCACGTCTTGAGTGCGCAGGCCCAGTTGCGCCGCCAGTTGCTTGCGCTCTTTGAGCGTCCCGGCCTCCAGCGGTGCCAACGCCTGGGCCGCGCGCTTCATCAGGCCGCCCGCTTTGAATAACGATTTTTCCGTTTCGCCCAGGATATACCCCGGCGCTCGGCGCAACACCCGCGTCAGTTCAGCACCACCACGCACGGAAGGCGGTCGGCTCATGAGAAATGTCTCCCCAGGCTGTTGGTGCCCGTATCCAGTGGCCGCTCGATGCACAGTAGTTCGAGTTCATCGTTGGCTTCTGCCACGTTGATGACCGACAGAATATTGAAGTACCGCCCACAATGCAGCAGCCGCATCGCGGGCGTCACGCCGGGCAGGTAGCGCAGGCAGATTTTATGCGTCACTTCCGACTGCACCTGCCGCGCCGCCCAGAATTCCCGCCCGCGCAACGGGGTCAGTTCGGCCCAGACCAGGGCGAACGGAATCCAGGTTTCCACCGGCTGACCCGCCGGGTCTTGCAGCGTACTCAACTGCTCAATCCGCACATGGGTCGTGAGGCGTCCGGCTCTCATACAAAAAACCCGTTCCGATACTGGTAATCCGGGACGATGTACATCCCCAGCAGGGCGTCAATGAACGTATGGGCGTTCATCACCACCGGCCCGGAGCGTTCCACTTGTTGGCGCAATTCGGCGGCGCGGGCGATGATCCACTGCTTGATCCCGGCGGGCACGTCAGCGGGCAACGCCCACGTCCAGCACTGAAACGTCACCCGCACCACATCGACATGCGCCAGCGGCGTCGGCCAGGCCGCCTGATAGGCCGGGACCAATACGGCGGGCGCGGCATCCACCAGAGTGTACTGATGGGCGCTGAGCGTGACCCAGGTGGCGGCGGCATCCAGATACTCCACAGTGACCGCCCGCGCCCGGGGATAGGGTAGGCCCATCATCGCCGGGAAGCCGTCCAGGGTCAGTTGCCAGGTCTGCGGCAAAATAGCGCGGCGTAACCGCTCCTGACATTCATCAATGGCCGCGTCCAGCACCATCGCCAGACTGGCGTCTTCCGCGCTGGCGGCTTTGTCGCACAGGTAGGTCGTGTCGATCTTCAAGCCCAGCTTGAATTCGTCCAGACTGACGGCCCGCGAGGTCGGAGCCATCAAGCGGTTGAGGCTGGTCACGCGGAGACTCCCACCAGCATGATTTTGTAGGTCGCGCCGCCCGCATCGAGGTTGTCAATGGTCAACAGGTCGCCGGTTCCGGGCGTCACGCCAAAGCCCTGGGCATCCGGGGCCACCAGCAGTAACAAGCCCCCCGGCGCGATCCTGATGCGGTCGCCGTCCGCGCCCAGCCAAGCGGAGAACCCGGTGGGCGGCGAGGTCAGTGCCGAACCGACCGTGAGATCCGCTCCGTTGGCGGCGTCAGCCCTGATCAGCAGGATTTTGACCTGGGCAAAGTGCAGGATCGCGCCGTAGATGTCCGTCAGCCCGCCGCGCAGATCCAGACCGTCACTGGCGGAACCGGCCAGGGTGCGCTCATCGCACCACAGGATATTGGCCTGTTGCGCGCCGCTCCCCTCGGTGAGGGTGTAATGGTTCGCGTGGATCGGCGGGAACGCCGCCGTGCCGCAATCGGCAGCTTTGGTGTAACTCGCCAGAACATCGGCGATGATCGAAGCGGTCAGGCTCATGCGGCGATCCTCAAGTGAGTCCCTGCTGAATATGGGTCCATGCCTCGCCCGAGGCGATCTCCGGGTACGTCCACTGGCAATAGGCCAGGTTCTGCGCCCAGGACACGCGGTCGGCGGCGGGGTTCCAGCGCGGCCAGGCGTCCATGGCACCCGGATTAGTGAGCAACGGCGCGAGCGGTCCGGCCATGGATCCGGGTGAGCCGCAATAGGTTGGGATCCCCGCCAGCAGCGAATCGACGCCGGTGTTGCTGTTGTAGCTGACGGTAAAAGCCGCCCCCCGTAGGTCTTCGGCCAGGGTGCCGGTGGTCAATGGGAGGTGTGCCGGATGAATGGACCGCCGTGCCAGCGGGTGCGGGCGAAACCGCACCGGCAGCCCCGGATGCGTCTTGGCGATCAACGCCGCCACGCTCGCATACCAGGCGGCCAGCGCCACGTCAGCCACTGCCGCATC